CACTATTAATAACTACCTGACGTTTTTCAGAACTACTTCTGGCATTTTCAAATGTACTTTGCCCGCTGGGTTTTATTTCTATGAGCTCCACATGTTCTTTGCCATCATTGTCAATATACTGTATTAAGAAGTCTGGATAGTAAGTATGCCATCTGCCGTCCACAGGACTCATGTAAGGTATTTTTACACACTCTGATCCCCAGCGTGTGATGTTTGGGTGCTCATCGCACATTCTGCAAAAGGTATTTTCCCAGCTACTACGAAAAGTAGGCATCTTGGAACCCACATATTTGTCACGATTTATGACTTCATACTTGCCCTTGTGAAAACGTTTCATGGTTTAATAAAATGTGATTGACGACTTTTGGAATTATTAACTGGAGTTGTTAAACCCACGCGATTTCCTGCAGGTCTGAGTGCATTCATGGCCTCATAACTATCAACTGCTAATTTAAGTTGTGCATTATTATCGTCAAAATATTGCAGGGGATTTACGCCCTGCTGTTTTGCTACTTTTATTAGTATAGTTCCCATGGCTCTGGCTGCTGGTTCACCGTAACCTATTTTTATGAGTTTTGTAAAAACCTGATCAAGCATCACAGGATCCACTGTGTCTGCAGGATTTAAAAAACTCTGTAAAATAAAGGCACTTGCTTCTGGCAGAGGAAATTGAATGGTAGAATTTTTAAGATAATTATACAGCTTATCCTGAGTTACACCATACTTTATTTCATTTCCAAAAGTATCATAGATGTTTGCACTTACTCTGGCCATTAGGTTTCCTCTGGAGGTACTGTGGAATCGTTCTCAAGATCAAAATCAGGAGTAGCTACCTCTATGGTGACAGGTTTGGATGGTCTTCTTCTGGTCTCCACTATGCCATCAGTAACATTATCGAATATGGTTCCCACTACCGCATCTTTTACATCTGCGCCATTGACTGCAGCAACCAATGCTTTGTCAGCAACATCCCCCAAAAACTCACCAAATATATTTTTAAAGAAACTGGATTCACCAGCAGTGGGGGTTTCTGTGCCATATGTTGTAGTGAAATCTTTGGTTGTGGCAAATTCATTTGGACTTTTAGTGATTCTGGGTTGATTAGATCTTTGCACTTCTGACCCACGATTGCCTAAAAATTTATAGTCGCGCTGGGTGCTTGCTGATATGCTACCAGTACCATCGTCTCTGAAATTTCTACTAACTAATTCTAGTGATGACGCATCCTCAAACCTAGCTAAATCTATGTTAGTTAAATCAAAATTAACTTCATCGTATGTGGTAAAACTTTCATACTGAAATGTCATGGTAAATTCCATGACATCGTTACTTGCATAATCCAGGGGAGTATGAGTAAATCCAGTCATAACAGGATTTATCAAACTATACTGTACTCCTTTTTGCGCATGGTACAACACATAATCAATGCGTTCAAAAAAGTTAGGATTTTCATTTACATTGTATCCATATTTGTTGCTATCGAACGGACCGCCTTCGCCATATTGGGAACCTATAAAATCCACTCCTCCCTGACCGATATTTGTGCTATTAATATCTCTATTACCCGGATTACCTTTGTTTCTGGGATTCATATAATGGTATGCAAAGTATTTCATGATAATTTGCAACCAGGCATTGCTAGCAGTATCAACAACTCTGATAGTTACAGCTTGATACTCTATGCCAGTGTTTATGATTTTCTTTTTGTTATACTCGTTCATGGTTTGAGTTTTGAATTCTACCTGCGGCAGATCGGCTGTGCGAATCAAACTACTCATACGGACTCTGAGTTCATCGTTGTTTACTTCATCAAAGAACGGTTGCCCAAACAAATCCCTGTCTAGCACAAAACTGACATAACCACCAAATTGTTGTCTGGGAGGATCTTGTGAGGGATTGTAATGATATGCATTGCGGAAATCCCGCAAATAAAAACCTTGGGCAGTTAACGCAGTCCAAACATTTTTATAAGGGGATCCCGCCATGTCATGCCGTTATTAGGCTTGAACACCAGCATCATTGAGGTTGGCTGAATCTGGGAAAGGATTACCACCCACCAATCTACCATTGATGTCATTGTCACCCTGATAGTGGGTACAATTATCGAAACGCACTGTCATGGTTATCTGAACCGCATCATTGGTACTGTAATCATTCTGACCATAGGCAACGTTTTGCAGGAAACAACCTTCCAGATAAAATACTTCTGTGGGGCCTGCATTTGTGCCGTCCATGGTTTCCACTTGCATATCAAACTTATAATCGTTGCCAGCAGCTGGTGTAGTTTGCTGAAAAAAGTTAACCTGACGCTGTAGCTGCGCACCAACAAGTCTGGTTGTTGCATTAGTGATGTCGTCTCTGACGACAATATCAATTGTGGACCACTCGTGCTTGCCATGAATATAACTCTTACTGTTGTAAGAATCAATAATTACCTCTGGAAAAGACACTGAGGGTCTGGTTACACTCTGAACGTTTTGAGTAAGCACTCTGCTTTGAGGCTCACCGCCGAAACCTGCCAACATAGTAACGCGGAAGCGATACTGTAGTTTAGGCATAAGGATACCGTTACCTTGGTTACCAGCAAGTGGTACACCAAACTTGTCACGAGTTTCAACTGTATTAATATTTGCCATTTCTATCTCCTACTGGATATTTGTCTATGCCATTATTTATCTAAATACACCTAAAATTATTATATACTATGTTTAAAGACAAAAAAGGGGGCTTTTAAGCCCCCTTGCATAGGTTTTGAAATACTTACTGGCCAGTTTCACCCAGGGTATTTTGTATTCTGATTGGAACGTAGATAAATTCTATGGATTTAACTGGCTGAATAGCAATATCGACCCATAGCTCGTTACGATCAATACGATCTGGCGTATTATTGGAGCTATCACATACTGTTAGGAAGTCAAACAAACCTCTGGAAGTTACTAACTGCCCCAGAAATCTATCAACAGTTGTTTTAGCGTTTTGACGAGTAATATCATCGTTAGGCTCAAACAGGAATGGTCGCATAGCTTCGTCCAGTCTGTCACGTATATAGTTTACCAAACGTGCTACGTTTACGCGATCCAAGGCGCTCGCCACTGGATTAAGTGTCTTTTGACCAAACACTACAATACCACGGCCAGTGAATGTGCCAATTGGATTAACCTTATTGATGTACAAATTATCTCTCTGGCCCTGACTCAGTGCCACAGGTTTATACTCATTGGATTCTGCATCCAAATAACCCACGCTTGTAGCGTTGCTAACTAATCCACGCTGATAACCTGCAGGCGCAAACCAGGGATAAGCAACCTGATCATTGTAAGCCATGGTTCTGAGAATCATATGACTGGGTGGAACTAAAATATCTGTTCCATCAAGTCCAGATGTCAGAGCGCTTGGATAATATACAGCCGCATAAGGATTAGCTAGTGTAAGACCCTCCTCACCGTTACCAACAGCATTGTTTGCATTTGTAGCCCACTGTGTTACACTAGTATTGTCAGATGCTAAACGCATGGGAGTATCGCCCACAACAAAAGCAGTTTCCTTGCGATCCACGTTAAGGTTAACCATTTCGTCCATGAGCTCTGGGTAGTTTGGACAACCAATAAGGTTAAATCTTAAACCTTCGTTGCGAATATCTTCGTTTGCATTTAATGCACCCTGCATTGCAGCCACTACCATGTTACGCTGTGCATGCCTGAGCATGTATGGAGAGCCGTCTGCCTTTAAACCACTTACAGTTCTCCAACGACTAGCGTTTTCGTCCCATTGTCTAATAGTACCGCCACTAGCAACCATATTCCATGCAAGTATTCCTGTAGGATACAATACAGCACTGGGGGCATCAGTAAATAATACACCAACAGAAGATGGTCTAAAATCACCAAATAATATTCCAGATGCAGTGACTTGATCCGTGTTATCCATCAAAGCCCATCCAGCAGATGACCAACGATAAATCTGGGGATATAGTTCTAAGTTATCTGTGCTAATCCATACATCTCCCACTAGTAAAGTACCGCCCGTGGATTGTGTTGTTGGCGCAAGTACTTGAAACTGCA